CTTTTCTTTATTTACATATTCTTGCAATGCTTCCGATATAATGCTACTAACACTTCGGCCTTGTCGTTCTGCTAATAACATTAATTTTCTGTGAGTATTTGGCAAAGGATATGCTGTTACTCTACGCTGCAAGGTTTGATTTTTCATTTTAGTAAAGTTTCATAATTCTTAAACGAACTACATAAGGTTGCATATTTTTGTCAACTCCGCTAACTCCTGCGGTTTGGGTTGTTCCTGTTGCAGGTTGAGAAGTTCCACCAACTCCAACTTGCCCCGATTCTGTTTCAACACCACCTAATGTAATACTATGTGTGTGACTAACTACAACCGCATCTTTACTACCACCGGTTGCTTCAAGTGTTGTGTATCCTGTTCCGTAAGCAATAACGGTTAAACCTGCATCATTTGGAGTTCCATTGTTACCGTTCATTATTGCCCAACCTGCTCGCTCACCAATTCCTAAACCTGCGGTTGCTCCTGTACTAGTAAAATTGTTTGCCAAATAGGTACTATCACAAACGATTTCTTTTGTATCACCTTTTAACCAACTGTTAAGAGTAATGAAATCTTTAAATTCTGGCAATCCCGAAGAAGTCGTTGTGTTTTCAATTACAATTTTTCTGATGTTGTGAACGTTTCTACTAACACCATCAGTAAATTGTACTGGATCAGCATTTGTTGTAAATTGTGTTGTTGCAATTCTAGCGTATGCTTTTTGTAAACCTGTTAAAGTAAATGTTGCTCCATCAAAATTAAAAATTTCCCCATTGTAAAATAAAACTCCTGCCGACAATGTATGTATTGGCGCAACGGTTGAATTTAAACAACCCGAAATTCTATAAATTGTATTTACATCCGGGTTTGGTATTAAATTTGTAACAAGAGCTGCCATTGCTTCTTTTGATGCATCTTGTAAAAATTGCAATGTTCCCGATTTTATAGGCATTGCGTTTGATGTACTAATTGACGTAGTGTCTAAAATTTTCATTATTAATAAGTTATTATGTTATAGTTAATTCCTGCGCTAATGTATAAATCTGCAAAGCTTCTAACAATAGAAGTTCTAATGATGTCACTTGTTCCCAATGCATTAAATACAGCTATTGGAATTTTAATTGTTAAATTATATTGATCCACAAATATGTAATAATTTATAACTAAATCATTTGAAATATTTGTATAAACTTTTGAACTTTGAAATTCATTTGCACCACTTTTAAAAACATTGTTGCCTATTGCATTTGTGGTTAAATAAATATCACTTACTGCTGGCAATTGTCTAAATGTAGTATTAAACCAAGTATTTAAAGCATATTCCAAAACTAATTTTTCACCACGAATAGCCAACCTAAAATCGTTACCCATAAAGTTAGGCGATACCATTATCCAAGCATTAGTAAAACTTGGCTCATCAGTTGTATTTTCAGCAGCTACATAAATTGCTTTACCATATCTTACAGCCGTATTTCTTAAATAACTACCACTTGACCACGCAGTAGTAGTTTGAAAAGTTTTATAAATACTTGTTAACTGCGTGTTGTTTTGGCTTACCTCTTTAGCCATTTGTTGAAGAAAAGCTATTATTTTAGGTTGCCTTTTATCTGGAACCAATGTTTCAACTACCTTCTGTAAAAAATCAACACTATACATTTGATATAAAGTTTAAAGAGTCGTTAAATGTATAACCCGCTGTGTCTTCTGCTATAATATAACCTGCAATCGTTGAGAATATACGACCTATGGTTGTTTTGTTTTGTATTAAATAAGTTCCATTTGCAAAAGTTGTAGTGCTGTTTCTAGCTTTTACATCACTTATTAAAACATCATTTACTCCGGTAATGTTTCTAATTATTATTTCTAAATCTGAAACTTTCAATTGTCCGTTAAACGATATGCTCGCCAAATATGTATTAATGGCATTTATAACAGTTCCTTTAATTGTTGAACTATATTGACCGTTATAATAAATATCAGCATTTATATAAACTCTGTCTGCATCTTGTGAAACACAATTGTATTGAATTCCTGCTACTCCAATTGCGTTAACATATCCTTGCAATGCTCCAAGTTCCCCACTTGTTAAAGCTACCGGAGGATTGCTTTTTGCAACCTTAACAGTTACATTGTTGGATATGGTTGTAACTACCGAACATCGAGTTATAATTTGCAAAGATGTATCAACAACGGTGTACGATGGAATTAAATTTGTAAGCTGTACAATTTGTGGGTTTGTAGCCGAATATTGAAATTCAAAAATCTTTTTAGTTAGCCAGGATGCTGTGTTTGGTATTGCTTGCCCAATATAAGTTTCGTTATCTGATTTAAACACATCAATTATTTGCTCTAATAATAAAATACTAACAGCAACAACGTAAGAAAATAACCTCCATATTGCTCGTGTGCTTGTGCTGTTTGCTTGTGCTAATTCGGGTGTCGCTTGTATGTTTGCGATAATGCTCGCCTGGATTTGTTCTATTGTTCTAGCCATTGTCTATTTCTAAATTAGTTGTTCCTGTTGTGTAATATTCTAGCGGTTTAGCAGTCTCATCAATCCATTGAGTCTTGAATGTAACTTTATAATGATAAACGTTTGAATGCTCAAAATCTTGCTCCTCACTAACTTTTACAAATATACTACTTTTTGTAGATTTAAAATGTGATAATGATTTAACTACTAAATCACGCAAAATAAATATATTAAAATTCTCATCAATATTAGATCCATTATAAAAATCTTGGCCTATGTGAATTGTTACATCAATATCTGATCCTTGTACATAACCTCCTATTGATTGTAAATTGTCTGTTTGTACTTCTACAAAAGCGCAAGGCATTGGGAACGAATATAACGAGCCATCTGCCATATATTGAAATTGATTATTCCAAATAGTAACAAATTTTAAATCTGTAATTAATTTTAATTGGTTTATTATTTGTTGAATTATATCGCCCATATTCTCATTATTTTTTGATTAATTTTTAATAGAAGCTTTTTATTAAGCTCTGGAGTCATTCCAACAAATTGTCTTTGTGGTAACTTATAAGTTCCCTCGTTATTATATGAAGCATAAGGATTGTTTACTACCAAAGTATAACTTAAATTGCTATTCTTATGTCCCTCGCTTACAGAGTTTGAAACATCACGTCTCAATCGACCTGTTTTTACTAATAATTTTCTACCCGCTTGTTTATCGCTTTTACGTTTTTGCCAAGCTTTACCTTCAAAACTTTCTTTTCTAAAATTATCTAAAAAATCATTCTTTGCAGTATTGGCCATAAGCAATGATAAATCTAAACTTTTAAATTTAGCTGATATTTTCCCAAAGTTAAACTTATTCGCCATCTTCCATTAATTTTTCAACTGCATTAAATCCCTCTTTTGAAATATCAAAGTAAGGATGCGTTTCATTAAAAATTGCCTTATCTCTATATGGATTGCTATTAAACAATTCATCCCTTTTGTCGCTCATTTCTTTACTTACTTCATCGGCCTTTGTTTGCTCTGTAAGTACTGCATCAAACTCATCCAATTGCTCAATTGTGCATCTGCAATTAAAATGATTTAGAGGTGTGTTGCTATCCCAAAAGCTATCCGATACCGGTAAACAAATACCATCCAAAGGTAAACAAATATCACTCGTTTGAGTATCTATAACCGCACTATATTTTAAAAAAGGCAATGCTTCCTTTTGCTTTTCTATTTGCTCCCAACGCTCAACCATTTGCGCCTGTCCTATTGTAGTGTTGTATTCCGCCTGCGCCCATTGTTTGTAATATTGGTCAAACGTTTGCTCTGCCTCTTTTTTAAATTCGCTAAAGGTTTTAATATCTTTATTATCTTTAATTAAAGACATTTCCCTTACACTATGGTAAACTTTGCATCCCGAAAATATTTGCAAATTAGAAGTAAGCTCCGCTAACATTGATTTGCTTATGGTTCCCTCAATTTTGCCGAGGCCTCCAGCTAAAAATCTTGAAATAGCTTGATACAAGTCTAAAGGAAGACTATCCACATCAATATCACCTGCGTAGATGCCTTCCAATAGATTGTTAATTTGCTTTTCGGTGTACTTCATTTATTATTTGCCAAATAATTGTTTGTCTAACAATAACAATTTAGCTTTGTCTCTAATATCAACACCATCTAATAAGTTCAACATATCGCTGTAAGCTGCTACAGATTCCAATTGTACATCTCTAAAGAATTGTAAAAATCCGTAAGTATTATGTTCTTTACGGACCATTACTTCCTCGCTTGTAAAATCATAACCTAAATAAAGGTT